CGACCCCACCCTCCCGGGCGCCAACAACCATATCGTGGCGCGGCGTGTGCAACTTGTGCTATCGGTGGGTGAGCGGAGATAACGGATGGCGCGGTGTTGCGTGCGGTGGCGGCTTAATCGTGGGGCGGGGCATTGTCTCGCATAGCGATACATTGCTCATGGTCTGAGGTTCCGCATTTAACGGAGCGGGCGAAGGCTGATTTGATGGCGGGTTTTCCGCCGTATCAGCGGGATGCGCGGAGCAAGGGCATACCGCAGTTGGGTGCGGGTGCGATTTATCCGGTGCCGGAGAGTGATATTTTCATTGATCCCATACCGTTGAAGCCGTGGTGGCGGCGGGCTTATGGGTTGGATGTGGGGTGGAACAAGACGGCGGCGGCGTGGATTGCTTATGACAGTGATGCGGACGTGGTTTATGTGACGCATGAGTATGAGCGGAGCATGGCGGAGCCGAATGTTCATGCGGGTGCGATTAGGTTGCGGGGCAAGTGGATTCCTGGGGTGATTGATCCGGCGAGCCGTGGGCGGGCGCAGAAGGATGGGGATCAGTTGTTAGGGTTGTATCAGAATCTTGGTTTGCATTTGAGTTTGGCGAACAATGCGGTTGAGGCTGGGTTGTTTACGGTGTTTCAGCGCATGACTACGGGGCGCTTGAAGATTTTCAATAATTGCATTGGCATTCAGCGAGAGTTTCGGATTTACCGGCGTGATGAGCGTGGGCATGTGGTGAAGTCGAACGACCATCTCATGGATTCGTTACGCTATAGCATCGTTTCTGGCATAGCTGCGTCTCGCATGGCGCCGGATGCGGGGGATCAGTTTCGGCGATCTTTTCGTCCGGCGAATATGAATGTTGCGCGGGCTGATTACAATCCGTTTTCGGAGGTGACGTGATGGGTGCGGCCAATCCGTATGTGTTGGGCAAGCATGGGCTGTGGAGTGATTTGTTTCCCAGTGTGCCGAAGCCTGTTCCGCCGCCGTCGCAACAGCCGGCTTTGACGGCGCAGTCTGTGACGGCGCAGCAGGCGGCGATGGCGGCGGCGGCGGCGGCGGGCAATCAGGGGTTTGGTGGGACGGTGACGGGTGGGATGGGGGCTCGTGCGAACAGTGCGGGGGCGGGGATGCCGCGTGGCATGGCTGCGGGTCCTGGTTCGCCGCCGGGTGGTTCGCCGCCTGGTGCGCCGGGTCCGGCGGCGGGTGGTGGTGCGGCGGCGGCGATGAAGGGGAAGTGAGATGCGGGCGGTGCGGGCGGCGCGGGCGAGGCGGGTTCATTGTGACCAGTGTGGGGCGGCTTTGCCTGGGTTGGTGGGGCGGTTTTGTGGTGAGGCGTGCCGGGCGGCGTATCGGGTGGCGAGTGGGGTTGATGATGTGATCCGGGTTTGCCGGGTGTGTGGGGGTGGGTTCATTGCGGCCCGGGGCGAGCGGCGGCGTGTGGCGTGTGGTTTGGTTTGTGAGGAGGTTTTGGCGCCGGGGGTCGAGGCGGGGGCTCAAGCTGGGAACGCTGGAACGCTGGGAACGCTGTCGGGCGCAACGCTGGCACCTCTGGCACCTCTGGCACTGGCAACCCTGGCTGTGGGGGATTCCGTGAATGCCTGACGGGATCAGTTACGGGCCGCGGCCTTTGGGTCCTGGCGGGCCGCCGCCGGGTGGTGGGGCGTCGGGCAGCAACATCGACAAGGGCATGGCGGGTGCGGCGTATGAGATGATGGGCAGCACGTTGCTGTCGCAGCAGCCGGTGACGCAGCGCGATACCCGGGCGCCGCGGGTGGCGAAGTGGTGGGCGGAGACGTATGGGCATTGTGAGAGCCGGCTGAATGCGTTGAAGACGTGGCGGTATAGCTGGTGGGTTTATTGGTCGAAGCTGGCGGAGTATTTCTCGCCCCGGCGTTATTTGTGGTTGGCGGTGGCGAACCGGACGTGGCGCGGCAACCCGATCAACGATCAGATTATTGATTCGACCGGTTTGCAGGCGTTGAACACTTGTGCGTCCGGTTTGTGGACGGGGCTGACTTCGCCGTCGCGGCCGTGGTTTCAGTTGGATCAGGCGTTGAGTTGGGTGACGCTGGATCAGGCGGCGCTGGCCTGGTTGGAGACCACCCAGAAGAAGCTCTATGTGGTTTTGGCGCAGAGCAATTTTTACAATGTGATGGCGCAGGCGTTTGCCGATGTGGTGCTGTTTGGGACGGCGCCGGTTATTATTTACGAGGATTTTGAGGATGTGATCCGGTGTTATTTGCCGTGCGCGGGGGAGTATTATCTCGCGATTGGCAGCCGGTTGAGTGTGGATACGTTGTATCGGGAGTTCACGTTGACGGTGGCGCAGGTGGTGGAGATGTTCACCTTTGAGAAGTGCCCTGGGGATGTGCAGCGGTTGTGGATGGATGGTGGCAGCAGCATTGACCAGGAGGTGGTTGTTGCGCACGCGATTGAGCCGAATTTCAAGATACCGGCGCGTGGCGGGACGGGTCAGGCGAGTGGGTCGATGGTGCCGGATGTTTTCACGTATCGTGAGATTTACTGGCTGCGGGGCAACAAGTCAGATGAGCCGTTGAGTGCGCGGGGGTTTCATTCGACGCCGTTCATGGCGGCGCGGTGGAACACGGTGTCCAATGATGCGTATGGGCGCAGTCCGTGCATGGATGCGTTGGGGGATAACAAGCAGATACAGTTGGAGACGCGGCGCAAGGCGGAGTTTATTGAGAAGGGTGTTCGCCCGCCGATGGGGGCGTCGGTTGAGATGAAGAACGAGCCGGCGAGCATCATTCCGGGGCATATCACCTATACGAGCACGGCCAATGGGCAGAAGGGTTTCTGGCCTTTGTTTGAGCCGAATCCGGCGTGGTTGCAGGGGATTACGGCGGATATTGAGATGGTATCGCAGCGTTTGCAGCGTTGTTTGTTCGTGGATATTTTCATGGCGATCACGAACATGGAGGGTGTTCAGCCGCGCAATGAGTTGGAGTTGACCAAGCGCGATTTGGAGCGGTTGCAGGTGTTGGGGCCGTTTATCAGCTTGTTTGAGACGGAGTTTGCGGGGCCGGCGATTCAGCGGGTGCTGGATATTTTGATCCGGCGGCGGATGATTGATCCCTTGCCGGACAGTCTCAAGGGGGTGCCGCTCAAGGTGAATTTCACGTCGATTATGCGGCTGGCGCAGCAGTCGGCGGAGTCGGTTGCGATGAAGGATGTGTTTTCGACGGCGGGGGCGTTGGCGAGTGCGGCGCAGGCGGCGGGCATTCCGAATCCGATTCGGATTTTGAATTTGGACAAGGCGATGCGTGAGTATGCCAGCATGAACAGCTATCCGATCAGTTGCGTGTTTACGGAGGATGAGGTGTTTGAGCATGACCAGGCGCGCAGCCAGGCGCAGGCGGCGGCGCAGCAGCCGCAGAATTTGATGGCGGCGGTGCAGGCGGCGCATACGTTGTCGCAGACCAGCACGGGCGGGGGCACGGCGCTATCGGCTTTGACGGGCGGGGCGGGTGGCGGCCTGCCGGGGTCGTGATGCAGACGATGTTGCAGCTTGATCCGCCGATTCCGGTGCGAACGGTGAAAGGCGACGGCTTCGCGCTGGGTTGGTTTGATTATGGGATTGATTACGATACGTTGTGGCTCGTGTGCATCACGGCGACGGCTGAGATGTGGCAGCTACCGCAGAGCCAGGTGCGGGGTGTGAAGAATATCAGCATGGGGCGGGTGGGGGAGATGACGGGGTTTTAAGGGGGTGGGGCTCATGCGTTCCCCTTTGGTGTTTCGCCATCAAGCGGCGTGTCCCAGACCACGGCGCCGGGCTCATCGCCAAGCGCCTCTTCCACCACGCCGCACATGAGATCAATGAACGCTTTTCTGCGCGTTTCGTTTTGAACGGCCGCCATGTGAATGCCGCCCAAGTGAATTGGGTCTTTGTCGTCGTCGCTGTGCATGTAGTAGCAGTTCAACATGTTGTCTTCGTGGCGAAAGGCGAGTTTGCCGGCTGCGACAAGGGTTTTCATCGTGCCATTTCCAGATAGGGGCTCTCGCGCTGTTCGCGGAGCGACCAGTGATTGCGCTCGCCGTTGTAGGAGCCGCCGCGCACCTCGAAGTATTTTCCCCAGGCGAGGTAGTGCGGGATCATGTGGGTGGTTTGGCTGGGGTTGCGGAAGAGGAATTTGGCGTGTTCCACCTCAAGGTTGGTGGCGCCTGTGATGTGGTAGATGGAGGCGTCCAGGCGGGCGTTGACGTTGCGCGCGGCGCGGGTGAGCGTGTGGCCGATGACCGGGTGGCGCGCGCATGAGGCGATCACGGAATTGGTGAGGCGGCCGTTGGGATTGGGAAGGTTTTCCTGGGGCCAGTGTTCGGTGACGATGAGCGTTTGGTTGGGATCGTCGAACACGGGCGGGCGCTCCAGGAGGCCCACCTTCAAATCCACCCAGACGCCGCCGAAGATGTGCAGCACCAGCAGGCGCCCGATGTCGGCGATCATGGCGGGGAAGGCGCAGGCTTGCATGGCGAGCCCGGCATCGGGGCGGTTATAAGCTTGGGCCATGCGCAGCAGGCCGGCGTAGGTCCAGGTGGTGTGCCGGGCGTCTGGGTAGGCGCCCATCCAACTGGCGATGTTCTCATGCACATCCGCGGGCGGGGCGGAGGGGCGGGTGAAGTCGTCCGGGTCGATCCAGATGCGATGAAAGACGGGCTGGATGTTGGGGGTTGGTTTGGGGGTCATTGCATCGTCCCCGTTTCTTTGTGCCCCGAGGGCGTGCCGTCTGAGGGTTGGGGAAAGCGGAAGACGCCAACCAGGTTGGCCAGATGAACGGCTATGATCATGTTCACTCTTTGTCGCTGGTTGAGT